ACTTGGTTCTCGAACCAAGCTTTCTTTGCGTATGGACAGGGCCAGATATTGTTTAAATCTGGGTCGGGAACACTAAGCTCCTCAACAATCCACTGTTCAAGCTCTTCCTTTACGTCCATTTCTTTTCGGCATATTCATTGCACCAGCTTCTAACTTGCGCGGTGAGCACATAAACTTACCTTTTTTGAAACCAGGAACGCCGCGACCTTTTAAAATATCTTTCTTTGTGACCTTGCCATCACCTGTTAAATCAGGAAAACTTGCTGCACCGCCTGCTTTCTTAAACTCTTTCGGATTTCGTTTAACATAATCATCAACCTCCATGTCAATTTCACGAAGAATTTTTGAAATTTCATCGTGGTCTTTTCTTGTGGAGTATTTGTCTAAGCGCGGTCCAGACTTTAACTTAGATATAAGTTTATTTATTTTTGTGTTAGACATTACTTCTTCTTCCTTCTAAGTGATTTAACGCGACGTGGCTTACCAGCAGGCTGACCCAATCGCTTCTTCTGTGCTATTCTACTACGTTTTTCTGTAGCCGTCATCTCTTTGGATGTTTTGGGTGTCTTGCTAGAAATCCTCTTAGTGGGGCGACAATATGGAGTACCCCGTTTTTCACCTTTGCGTCTGCCACACGCTTTCCCCGTGCGCTGATCCTTCCAGTCTTCTTTGAACCACCGTTTGAGAGCAAGACCAGCTTTTGTTTTTCTAACAGCCATATTCTTCCCATCAGCCCCTAATACTTACAACTATAAATATTCCTAATCCAACTAACATAGCAATTATAACAGACACTAAAGTCCATTCCATAACTGCTTCTATCAAACGCTCCCGTTTTCTTTTCTTTGCCTGTCGTTCTTTTCGTAAATCACCTTGTACTTTTAATACATCTCTCCAAGCATTAAACCCGTAGTTAGCAACCAAGAAGTTACGAAGCTCTGCTTCCATCTTTTCTGCCTTCTTTTTTGCAGCGTAGGTGTGTAAAGCTTCTTCTTCTACACTACCAAACCGCCTACCCTTTGCCTTCTCATGCCCCTCTTTAATTTGGCCTATGGCACCCATAAGTTTACCAATGTCTTTTGACATTGATGTTACTTCTTTGCCGAGGGCGAATCCTTTTTTAATCGCCTGATATGAAGTTGTGGCGGTGGCGATTAATGTAACAGGATCCATCTACGACTGCGTTACCGCCCCCTTTGTTCTTTTACGTCTACGATTCATCACAGCACCACATCCACGCGCCACTGCTGTCCCTCTGACGGCTTTTCCTCTGAAGGCGCGCTTGGGCTTCTGGTCGTGTATGCCACCATCGGCTTTCTTTGCTGAGTTTCCCCAATTGGAAGCACCGACTTTTCTGCACTTGGCGATGGCCCCGCTTGCGTACGCCGACGGGAAAACCTTATATCTTGCCTTAACCTTGTGATAGCATGCATCTTTCTTACTCATTTCTTTTTCTTCCTACCTGCACAATGTGCTCTTTCGCTAAACCCACGCGGACGCTTACAGTTTATTTTTGCCTTACGTTTCTTACTCCACTTGCGTTTTTGCGGTGGTTTGGATATCTGGCTTGCGAGTGACCCACGCGAGATTGCCATCGTTGACCCTTTCCTGTAAGTAATAGTCCCAAAGTTCACCCAGCATTTTATGGTTTTGATCTACCTTAACTGCTATAACAGCAGTCTCGGTCTTCAAATCAACCACAGTAAAGGCTATCCAGCCTATAAACCCTAGCGTTGCACCGCCGATAAGACTATTCACGTTTAACACTTCCATCTCCGTCTCGCTTGCCTCAATCTGCTGTTCGGATCTTTGGCTGCTTTTGGAAATTTTTTCATTTGACCAGCACTTCTAGCGCAGAAAGACTTACGTCTCTTAGCGTCCTTGCTACCCTTTTTAACTTTACCTGTGACGGCTGTCTTCAACTTAGAACCAGGATTGGCGCGACGGTACGCCGCCACGCCAGCCTTAGTCATGCCTGCCCCTGCTTTCGTTGGACGAAAGTTTTTCTTATTACGGGGCGGCATCTTACTTTTTTTACGAGCCATAGGACTACCCAAAGAAAGCAGTTATCGCGTCTACGTTTGTCAATGTAACATGACACCCATCATCAAATATTATTCCGTGGTCGGGAATAGTAATCTGAGTGTCGTCACCCGCTACAAATGTCATGGTTAAAAGCGTTGTGCCACCAGAACCACCAGTTTTGAAAACTGCCGCAGGAGACCCACTCCCAGCAGAACGAACCACAAAAGCTTTTAAGCGGGTTCGACCACCAAGCAATGTGCCTGTGGCTGTAGCAGTTTTTGCTGTAATAGAAGCAGCCATATCAGCCTCCTATTAAGCAGTTGGTGAATCGGAAGCAATACCAAAGAACTTCAGAGCAACAACGCCACCAGCACCTGCTGTACCAGAAATTACAACTTCAACTTCGTCAGCAGTCTCTGTAGCAGCGGTTGTTGTTCCACCAGACATGCCAAGCACACCGTTACAAGGGAAGAACCCTTTAAATCCTGTTGAGTTAATAGCAACAGAGATGCCGTCTACAAAGCCATCTGTGTCAGCGTCTGTACCAATATCAACCAAATTTACGTTGTTAGCCGCAGCACTTGTTACTGTGACGGCAACGCCCATAGGAATGAAGTTGGACGGAATACCAATAGATGATTCTTTGTGATCTGTACCAGATGCAGCAATTGTAATTGAAGTGCTGTAGGTAGACAAAGTCATTTCATTGGTAAGAGCACCAGTTGTGGAGTTCTTGATGATTGTCTTGAATCCGTTTTCTGAACGGACGGGACCGTTGAAAGTAGTATTAGCCAATTTTATCTCCTGTCTCGGCTAGTGTCAGCCACACCATGCGGCTGTCAGGGATACCTAAGTATACAATAAAAAAGGGCGAGTGAATACCCGCCCTTTGAAAAAGATGTTTCTAACTTTACGCTGCGCCGGGTGAACCGAACAAGCAACGTGGGTCAGAGAAGCCAAAGCTGTAACGCTCACGAGCTTTGAAGCGCATGTTACCAGTGTCGAAATCTGGGTCCATTGCTGTTGACAGTGCAGTACGCTCAAAGTGCTTGAGGCCATTTGGTGCATCTGTCTTGATGAAGAACGCATCAGTGTCTGTCAGGTAGTCGTTGACTACATAACCTTCAGGCAGCATGCCCATTGACTTGAGTGCGTTTACATCATTGTCTGCTGTACCTACACGAAGGTTGGAGACAAGCAGACGTTCTGCAACGAACTGAAGCTGACGTGGAATAATTAGCTTCATACCGCGAAGAGCGATAATCAGGCCACGCTCATCAACGAAACCAGCGATGTTGATCAGAGCGTCTTCCAAAGAAGTTTCGTTCAAATCAGCAGCAGTTGACGGTTCGTTGGCAAATGTGCCACCTGATGTCAGCGGGTGAGATGCGTCACACAGAGCAACACCGTCACCACCAGCAGATGCGCCAGCAGTAAATGCGTTGTTCAGGATAGCCGCAGCTTTAACCTGCTTGGTGTGTGCCATAGAACGTGCAAGTGCACGAGTATAGCGTGAAGCCAGACGATCGTACAGATTGTCTTCCACAGCTTCTTCAGTGATTGAGAAGGCCATTGCCACTGTCTCGTGGTTGTAACGAGCAGTGTATGCTTCATTTGCATCATCAAATGATACGCCTGTACCTTCATTTTTCACGGGAGCCGCGCCGAAGCCTGACAGCATTACCTCTTCTTCAAACGCCCGGTCGGATGACTCGGTGTCAAAGATTTCAGAATGCTGACCTTCGTAGCGACCATATTCCATGCCGAACAGAGCGTTAAGACCAGGCTCTAGTTCTTTGGCGAGTTGTGCTCTAGAAATAGCCATTACCTACACTCCCTTACGAAATTGCCGCTTCAGAATCAGCCTGAAGCAGTGCGTGATTGTTAAGCATCACAATCATAGGAATGCCAGCAGCAGCGAAGTCTTCGTTCTCAACGTCGTCTTGAATGCCAACAATCTTCAAAGGAAGAGAAGCATTTGATGAGTCAAGAGTTGCGACATCCATCTTTGCACTGGAAATGCCTGTGGTTGTGTTACCACTTGCACCACTATCTAACTGCGAATTTTCAAAAATAGCAGCTATAGCAGTGTCTCTATTAGTAAACGTAGCATCCGTCGCAATAATATAACGCTGCATCGGGTTGTCGTACACGAATCCGATAATATCGAAGTTTGTGTCCGCACCTGACCCAGGCCATGTATTTGAGAATACTTTTTTACCTGTGGTTGAGGATACATACTCACAGCCAGCAAAAACGCCAAGAGGAGCTTCGGTGTCCGCAGTAGCAGAACTAATGACGATTTCACCGCCATTGTCGCACTTAACTATTGAACCCTGAAAGATCGCGCTTGCGCCGCTGTCAATAAAGTATGCATTAGTACCGGAAGTAGCAGGAGTGCTACCAGCGGTATTAATCGGCTTTAGGCCGAAGGCAACATTAACATTTGCCATTGCTTACTCCTTGTCAAGTTAAGAAGGCTAGGTTTTATCCTTGCCCCCAAATGATACACGACTTTGCCTATCGTTATGAATAGGCATTGAGGGATGTTGTTCCCTCATAAGGTTTTGATCCACGGCATCCATTTGTGTGCGGGTCTGCTCCCGGAAGTATTCAGTTCGTTCTTCTACCGTTTCTTCTGGGATTCGTGCCAACATTAGGCCACCAACCCCAATAACACCTGCGTGTGTTCCATCCTCAATTGTTGGGTAACGACCCGCTAACTCAGGATATTCATCAGCACGAACAGGTTCCCATCCTTCCCGCAACCTAGCGGATACGTTCATTGTGTCGTCTTCCCCCCGAATAGAGGTACGAATCCAACGATGTGAGTATCCTGCTGGTGGCTCTGGAGCCTCTAGCTTGGAAGGTGGTGTCCACGGCTTACGCCTTGTGGACTTTGCACGAGTTTGTGAGTCCCGTGAAACTCTTTTTGTAGAATCAGCCATTCTCTTACTCCTTAACATACTTAGCGTATTCTTCGAGCGGAACATTCAACCGCTTTGCTATCGCTATCTGCGATGGAGTCAGCTTGACTGTTCTGCGCCCCTTAGTTGACTTCGACCGTGAGGCCGTGGACTCAGCAGAAGCGACTCTGGGTCCTGTATCGCCCTTGGTAGGTGCCGCGAACTTGTGCGGAAACTCTTTCCTCATGCGATTGTCAAGTTCATTATAGTACTCATCGGACTGTGGGTCAAATCCCTCATCCTCAATTAATTGCCTATGCACTCCAAAAGCAGCATAAGTCATAGTTTGATCTGCACCAAACCACTCATTCTTTTGTGCCCATGCCTCTGCCTTTGGGTCAGGTGGCTGTGGTTTTGACTGTTGTGGTTGAGCAGCAGGTTGAGTTTCTGCAACCTGTTCAGCTTTTTCTTGTCTTTTTTTCGCCTGTTCAAGCTGCGCTTGATCCAAAGCCAATTTGCTGAGATTCTTTTGAGCCTCAAACATAGCTTCGGCATCGCCGTCATCATAAGCTTTTTGATAAGCTTGCTTGGCGGCTTCAATTTGAGAATCAACTCGTGTGCCAAACTCCGATGTATATGACTGGTCTAACGCACTAAGACGCTGTTTGAGTTCATCGTTTTGTTTCTTCACAGCTTCAGCAAACTCAACCGCTGCTAAACGCTGTGCTTCCTCATCACGATATTTCTTTGTTAGCTTACTGATACGTTGCTGAACATTCTTGGAGTATTCCTGAAGTTCATCCTCATTTGCAGCTTGTGGCTGCTCTTCGGTTTCTTCGGTTTCTTCCTCAACAGTAACCTCTGGTTGCTGTTCTTTCTGTTCCTCAGTTTCTTCTAAAACAATTTCTTTTTCTTCAGCTTCTTGCTGCAATGCGTCGGTGGACATTATGCCGCTCCATACGTTTTGATATCGTCGGGGTCAACGATGGTTGCAATGACTTCGTCGTCATTGATGATTCTCACTTCGCCACCCTCGATCTGGAATCGAGAACCAGCGTAGCGTCCAATACACACCCAATCACCTTCTTTGCACCAGGCTTCACCACCAAACTTATCTGGATCTTGATATGCCAACGGACCTACCTTAACCACATAAGCTACGACAGTAGCACGAGCCTCGCGCTCTCTTGATTGATCAGGAACGTAAATCCCACTATCAGTTTTCTCACGACCCATGTACGGCATAACAAGTATGCGCCATCCGGTAGGCTGTGGAATTCTTTCTGTCAGGGATTTTTCTTTTGCAGCCTTCTCGGCCTTTGCTTTCGCTTCGCGTTGCGCGAGAACATACTCAGGTACTATCAACGTCATTGATATACTTTGCCTTTGTCAGCAGGGTCTTCAGTTCATCAAGAGCAAAGGTGACACCCTGTATTTCACCGACTCTTGCGCGGTAGTCTTCAATATCAGTAATACTACCACTGGTTATAGAAACACTAATGTCTTCTATACGATTATTCAAGACTTTTTGATACTTTGTTATAAAATCT